TGTTTTGGTTTATCTATTCTTATCGGGTTAATCCAATGCACTAAGTATCCCAATGCATCGTTCATGTGATCTAAGTTACTGTTCTTATCTGGTATCCTAGTTCCTTCTTTGTAAGTCTGACCACTTATACACTTGATTAAATGTTTGCATTTTGGATCAACTGTAAGTTTTACACTTCCATCAACAGCTTTAAGACTTGTGTTCACTGCTGCAATTCTATCTTTTACCGGTGGGTTGATACTCTTTACTTTTAGTATAAATCCACTGTTTCTTAATATGTGATGATCACTTGTATTTGAACTGGTTTTGCGTGCCTGTCCTGACGCATCTGGATAAATCCACATCCTGTTGTTTGGATATCGGTTTAACAATTCCTCTGCCATTTCAAATGTATTTGATCCTTCCATAGTAATTTCATCTATAACGCTTATTTCATTTCCATTTACTCTGCATATCATTGCACAAATTGGCGTGACGTTAAAGTCAAGCCCAACATGTAGTATTTCATTCTTCTTAAATTCTACATCTTGTTTCTTAATATGAACACTGCTGTCCCAATTATAATAAATTGCACCAGCATAAGTTTCAAAACTTGCTTCATACTCTTGTCTAAATGATTTCTCATCTAATTCGTTTCGTGCTGCTTCAATCTCTTCTTCTGCAACATTACCACCTTGTATTGTTGTGTATTGAAACGCACTGTAATTCTCTTGACCATGTGCACCTTGCCATAAGTCATATATCCAACTACCTTTGCCCTGTGGAGTTGTAATAAACATAGCTCCGCCTTGCCTATCTGACAATGCTGGTCTACATACTTCTGTCCACATCTTCTGGTCTATCATAGCTGCTTCATCCATTACCAAGTAATCCATACTAACACCACGCAAGTTATCTGGGTTATCACCACTGCGTAAGTATATTCTACTATTGTTAACTAATGTAATTTCTAAATTACTTTCATTAATCTTCTTAGCCCAACGGGCTCTTATAAATTTTTCCTTAATGTCATCCCATAATATTTGACGGCACATCTTGTATGTTGGTGCAACATAAAAGATCTTACTATTGGGAAACCTTGCATACTTGGCCATCTCATGCATTGATAGCCAACTCTTCCCCCATCTTCTTCCTGCAACAACAACCTTAAATCTGCTTGGGTCGTCACTAACTTCTTTTTGAACATCACTTAGAGGCATTGTTTTTTCCATTTACATAAAGTCCAAACCAAGCTGCACCTGCACCAATCATTGTGCTAGTAAATGCTGCTTGAGCATTGTTTGGATCTGGTAAATCCATAAACCAAGTTATAACCAAATAGAAACATATCATGTATGTTAGTATAAGCATCCTTGGTATTACTCTCCAAGCGTCTAATTGTTCTGGGGTTAGTTTCATATTACTTGCCGTATTTCTTTTTGCCTTTTTTCTTCTTAGCCATTTTATACTCCTATTCCACTTTTTACCATACTCATAACTAAACTTGCAACTAAAAGTCCAAGCACCCACCATATTCTATTGTCAATCTTTTCAATCTGTTTAGATTGTTTTTCCATATCTCTTTCGATGTGGTAAAGATGATTAGTCTTTATAGTATTGATGTCTTGTTTAATGTTTTGAATGTCTGCAATATTCTTGTCTGTGACTTCCATCCATTCTTTACATTTTTCTTTTGTTGCACTCATTATTAATCACTCCATGGTAGTATTTGATCAGCTTCTTCGTCCAATGGTGTATCTGTTTGATTAAGAATATTTTTACCTAGCCAAATTTGCATAGTTACATTATTCTTTTCAATTGCGTTTCGCCATTGTGCTCTTCTCAATGCAACTTTACCAAGCGTCTTGCCTGTTGCAATTACATCCTTATAGTTCCTATTTAATGTATCTACACTCACGCCCAAAATGTAAGCCATTTCTTTGACTGTGCATTGCACTTCACAAAGCTTCTTAAGTATTTCTACATCAACTTCTTTTCGTGGTGCACCTTTCTTTGGTGCTGCTTTTTCCTGTTTGTCCTCAGTGTTGTCCGCATTTTCAATCATGGTAGATCTCCTTTATTAGTTTACACTGGTCCACAAGTAGACTGAAGCATTGTAATACATAATATTATTATTATCTGAATTAATTACAAGCATTCCATCAAAGTTATCTGATCCTGTTGAATCAAGTCCTATCCCTATCTTGCCTGTTGTTCCGCTTGGGCCAACTGCTGTGCATGTAAATACCACATTCTGATATGTTCCGCCGCCGCCAATGGTTGCACCCATGGCTGACCATTGTGCATTAGTTACATCACCTACATCTTTAATTTTATATGTGTCTCCAACTATGGCATATTCTGGACTATATTCAACTAATGCGTCTGCTTCTGCATTAGTTATTATTGGAATTAAAGGTGGAACTCCAAATTTAATTGTTGCTGGTGCTATGTCATCTGAGTAACTGTCAGTAATTGTAAAATGATTTGTATCTAAGTCTTGTGACATTGGTGTTTGCACACCGCCAACTCTTAGTATATTGTTTGCATCATCTCTAACATAGATACTAAAATCATGTGTGTTGATTGCAATTTCACCTTCAGCTAAATCACTTGTTGTTGGAACGCCTGCTGTGTGTCTACGTTTTGGTTTAATTATCTGGCTCACCAAGGACACTCCTCTGTTAATGTTAATGCGATAAAATCTGGCACTGTGAAAGTTGTTAGACCTTCAGCCTTTTGAATTGCGTATTGATCACGCATTAGTTGTAATACCAACATTACATAATCTTTATGCTCACCGGTTAAGGCTGCATTTCTTTGTGTGTCAGCATCTACATAATTAAATATTGCTGCTTGACATTCTGTTTGTAAACTCATAATGTTCTCCTTATCCTACGTCAATAATACTGTTAGTTGCTAATTGAACTTGTTGAATATCTATTTCTTCACCAGTCCAAGCTCCTGTTGAACTTGCTTGTATCAAACAACCACTTTGAACAAAACTCTGTGTTTGTATTCTGAAACTTTCAATTGGCTGAGCACTACCTAAATCAATAGCTAGATAATCTGTATTGCTTGTTCCTGATAAGTTCCACCAGCTATCGCCAGTTGCATTATTGAATGCCTTCCATGCTTCATAAGTTCCATAGTGATAACTTTCTGATGCAACAAATGGTGTTGGTGCTGAGTTTGATGTCATTGCACTTGTTGGCCATTTAGTTCCACCTTGATTTGGATCTGTATACAGTCCAAATTCTTTAATTAATGTTCCATTACCAAGTGTAGCATTAAACAATAAACGGAAGTATCTGTAATTAAACGTATAATCATAACTTACCAAACTCTTTGTAACTGTCTCAGATTGTAAGTCACCAAAGTCTTGAACCTTCACTCTTATTTCATGTGTGCCAGTAGCTGGCACTGTAAATGTTAGTGTTCCATCTAAATTATCTGTAACCGCACTATTGGCTACAACTTTTGTAGTTCCTGTGTAAACTTCTACGTAGTATGCAGGGTCATCATATGTAGCATGATTTGAAATTGTTAATGTGTATGTTTGTGTTGCGTATGCATCCATGTTACCAGTTAATGTTGGATTAACACTTAGTCCTAAGTTAGTGTTTTGCCATTCACCGGCTGTTGAATTATACATAAGTAGATCATTGTTCTGAATGTTTGAAATATCAACATCAGTTAATCCACTTAGTGTTGAACTGCCGCCACCACTGTTTGTTACCCAGTCATAGTCTGTTCCATCCCAACTTAACACTTGGTTAGTTGTTGCAGTTGACGTGTTTAAGTGTGCATCAACATCAGTGTTAACTCTGCTTTCAAAATCAACTGGTTTATACCAACCGTTTCCGTTGTTGTCTGGGTCAAAAACTAATACAGCACCTGCAACATTTAATGCACTATTGTTATCTACATTGTCTAGATCTTGTGTTCCATTTGAATCAAAACTTATGGTTCCATTACCATCTGTTCTTAGGATTTGATTTGCTGTTCCGTCTGTAGTTGGGAACTTGTATTCTTCAAAGAACCTTATAGTTCCATCTTCAACTCTTAATGCTTCAGATATGTTATTACTACTATCACTAACCATAAGTTTAAACTTTTGAGTGTTTAAATGATAAGGTCTGTATGCATAATTTGAACTATAGTCACCAAATACACTTGTAGTAAAGTGATCTTCAGCACCAAATATTCTTTGACGCATTGTAACATTACCGCCATTACTAAGGTCTCCCCAGTCTTTGGAGTAGTAGAATCCGTAATCACCCGTTAAAGCATTTGTATGATTATGATTACCTTCTGGGTCCATCATAAACACAAGTTTATCTAAATCATAATTTGGATCATTTTGTCCAAGTAGGGCAACTGCTTTACCGCTGCTGTCTTCTAATGTAAGTTGTGGTTTGCTCCATAAACTATTGTCTGTTTTAATATTAACAACAGCATCATCTGGTGCACTTGCAGTTCCTTCAATTAATAAATGATCACCATCATAAGTTAAATCACTTTGACCGTTAAGTGTATTAGCAGTAGCTGAACCTGTGATAAGTCTGTTAGCATCATTGCCAATGATGTTAGTTGATCCACCACCACCACCTGATTGTGTAACCCAATCATAATCTGATCCTGTCCAACTTAATACTTGATTGGTTAATGCTGTTGACGTGTTTAAGTGATTGTCTACATCATCGTTTTCATATGGATAATCAAAATACAATTGTCCACTACCGTCTGTAAGTAATACTTGTCCAGTGTTGCCATCACTGGTTGGGAATACATAACTATTATGGAAGCTAATAGTGTTAGCTTCAAAATCTAAATTAGTTGGCCACACATTTGGTTGTTGCGAAGCAGTGTAAGAACTAAATCTGTTTTTCTGTCCTTTGAAAGGTCTCATATCAATTGCTATACCTGTTCCACTTGAACCACTGGCATCACAAACAAATTCTGTGCCTACATTGTTGTCTGCTGAACCAACTGCTGTAAAGTCTGTGTTTCCAACAGTAAAGATCTTATACTTAACACCAATTATAAATCCGTCACTTGCTTTTTCAAAGCCAATGTCGTCTGCACCTTTCATACCAAATGTTGAAAAGTGTGAACCAGTGTCCCAAGCATCCGCTGTTCCTGTTCCACTACCTGCACCTGTGGCTACAAATACTGTGTTGACATTGTTATCAGCCGCACCAATTTGTGTAAAGTCTGTGGTTCCAACAGTTTTAATTTTAAATGTTTTGCCGGTTACAAAACTACCAGCAGCAGTCTCCCTGCTAGTTACAGTTCCATCATTGGCTACAAAATCTGTGTTGTCAATGTTAAGCCTAAACATGTTCG